CGTATACAACTGTTCCTTTCGATAATGCTACATTTGGCACTATCACAATCGAAGATTAATTCGTAATTTAGTAGCGGATGAATTGAGAGGTTTATCCGCTACTTTATATTGTATTTTATATGGTATACTTGTTACCGAATACTGCTAATCAGTCACTATATCTATCACTTTATGAGGGCAGATATACGTTGGCTGATTTCACGCATTATATGTTCTCGATTATTCGGGAAGAGAATAGCGAAACGGGTGAGAAATTGAATCAAGTTCCTGCGGTCATAACTGACGGGAGTGGTTATTCTCATATTACTGTCACGACATCTACATTAACTCAGGCAGGTCGTTATCGTTACGTGGTATATGGACAAAATTCGTCCACAAATATTGATGACGAAGATGCATCAATAGTTGGAATAGTAGAGATTGGTTATTTAGAATTAATAGACAACGGCAGTTATTATGATGTCGTTGAAACAACTACGGCAAATGACATCATCATTGATTAATAAGATTACATCAATCAACCTTTCGTCTAATTACACGCAAGTTTCAAGTGACGAAAAAGAATCTTCAAAAGGATGGGTTGACTATGGTGATAGAAATGGATTTCCACAATACTGTTTAGAATTGGCAGAGCAATCTCCAGTTCACGGATCATTGGTACGCTCAATCTCACAAATGATTGCAGGTAAAGGTATCACATCGCAGGATGTCGGTACTGCTTCGCTTATTAAGTCATTGAAAATTGATGCAGCGGTCAACAATACTGCGCTTGATTTGGAGCTGCACGGTGGCTTCTTTTGGCAAGTGGTCTGGACGTTGGGCGGTGAGATATCATTCGTTGAACATTTGCCATTTGAGAATTGCAGAATAGGTATTAATAGAGAAAGTGGTGACATCAATGGCGTATGGTATTCGAATGATTGGTCTAATTTGAAGAAGCGCAGAAACGCTCCTAAGTTCATACCGTTATTTTCAGAGAAAAGCAAGATAGAGAATCCGAGACAAGTCTACTTTTGTTTCAAAAATTCTTCGACTGCAAACTATTACGGAAAGCCTGACTACATTTCTTCATTAAACTACATTGAGTTGTCTCGTCAGATAGCTTTATTTCACGTTAACAACATTCAGAATGGTCTATTCCCTTCTATGGTTGTTTCGATGAATAATGGCATCCCTGAAACGCAGGAGGAGATGGATATGGTGCGACACGATATCGAAAGAAATATTAGTGGCGCAGTTAACGCTGGTAAGTTCGTCTTAATGTTCAATGAGAACAGAGACAGAGCAGCGGAATTTACACCATTTCCTATTACTGATGCTGACAAACAATACCAATATTTAGAAGATGTTTGTACTAGACAAATAATGATAGCGCATCGCGTAACTTCTCCTTTACTTTTTGGTATCCGTGAAGGCGGTGGTTTGGGTAGCAATAAGGACGAGATGGAAACTGCGCTCAAGATATTTAACGAGCAAGTTATTGAGCCATCACAAAGACTTATTACTGATGCAGCGGAGACAATTCTACAAGCTGCTAATTCATCAAGTGCGGTGTTCATTGTGAGCAATGGTGAGGAATCAGAAGTAGACCAATTAGATGCTAATCAAATGGCGGCTATTGTGGGTATTGTGGAGAAGGTTAATAGTGGCGCATTGACATCTGAGCAAGGTTCTGCAATTCTGATGAATATTTACGGAGTTAATGAAGAAGTAGTATTGCCATTGTTTGCTCCAATAGGCACAAGTCAAATATTGACTAAGCTAAAAAAAAAAGTAGCGACTGAAGTATGCTGCAAAGCTGATGCTCCAGAGTTCACGGTTGAAGAAGAAGATAAGTGGTTAAATAAGTTGAGCGAACTTGGTGAGATAGTAGATGATGAAGAATGGGAACTAATGAGCGAAGAAGAAGCTGGTGGAAGTCTTGAAGAACTTGAATACTTCAAAGGTTTGAAGAACGTGAATATGGCGTATGGCAGTTATGCTAATCCAGGTGAGGCGAGTAATTGGGGAGATAGTGGTTTGTATAAATTGAGATACAAATACTCAGAGAATATCAGCGCAAATTCACGCAAATTTTGCAGACAAATGGTAGGTGATAGTGCGAGAGGTGTGGTGTTTAGATATGAGGATATAGCAGATATGAGTGCAAGTGGAGTGAATCAAGAATTTGCAGCAGAAGGACAAAGCACTTATGATATTTTTACCTGGAAAGGCGGAAGTTACTGCCATCATTCTTGGCTTAGAAGAATCTATTTCAGAAAAAGAAAAGACGGTAAATTCCTACCCAACAAAGGATTGAAAAATGACGAGCGTGTAAAGGATAGCGGACTTGATTTCTTACCTCCAAAAGGCAAAGAATCTATCCGTCCCATCAACACACCAAACAGAGGTTCATTAAAAAACATTGACTAATGGCAGAGATATGCATAATAGACGAGAACTTCGTCAAGAAATATACTAACGTGAATGGAGCAGTTGACTCTAATCGAATCTACCAAGCTATCTACGTGGCGCAAGACTTACATATGGAGCAATACTTAGGCTCTGACTTGTGGAATAAGATTAAAGATGATAGCGCAGATTCGTCTATTACGGGCGTTTATCTTACACTTAGAAATGATTACATACGAAAGGCGTTAGTATGGTTCGTGATGGTAGAGTTACTACCTGCAATGTACTATCGAAATGATAACGGATCGTTGGTTAAAAGAACGAGCGAAGATTCGGAAGTAATTGCGCAGAGTGAACTGGATAGATTGATTGATGATGCACGTGGAAAGGCTTTGCACTACACGAAAAAGATGGTTGACTATCTTTGCCACAACAATAATTTATTCCCTGAATATTCATCTAGCACGTTCCCCGAAACGCAGCCAGTGAAGAATGTGTACGGACGTGGCAAGATGGTGTTCAGTACGGGAAATAGTTTATCAACTAGAAATAATTATCCATATGACAACAACTACGACTGCAAATGGTGGAGGTAAGAAGACACGTGGCAAAGCACTTAGAAAACAAGTGGAAGCCAAACTTAAAAAATTCATAGCAGATAAGAAAAAAGACTGAGTGTTATGAGAGATGATTCGCTATCCATATTTTATCCATATCTTGATTTATTAAAAATGAAAATGCCGTTACTGATTGCCATCAGTTGGAGCAGTATGGCTGCGTTTTTTAATACCTATGTGTTTGATGATTGGTCTTTCCTAATCTATCTTGTGATAATGATATTCATTGATACTGTTCTCGGTATTTGGAAGGCTTGGAAGTATCACGTTTTAAGTAGTTCAAGATTCGGTGGAATGATTATTAAGAGTGTGCTTTATGCGTTCTTCTTGATAGTTGTCCACAATCTTACTAATTTCAGTACCAATGAAATAACTAAATCTCTATTTTTGTGGGTAGAGGAACTTTGCTACGCAGCATTACTTGTTCGTGAAGCAATTTCAATCGTTGAAAATATTGGTGCTATTAAGCCTGATCTATTGCCAAAGTGGATTCTAAAAAGGCTGAAATCTTTTGATGATAAAGGACAATTTCAAATAGATAGCGAATGAGAACAATAACACACCTAGTAGTTCATTGCAGTGCGACTGGACAAGATGCAAAGGTTGAAGCAATACAAAGATATTGGAAGGAGAAGTTGGGGTGGAAGTCACCAGGCTATCATTACATCATTGAAGCGGACGGCAAAGAAACGCAGCTACTCACAATTGCTCAACCGTCTAACGGTGTGAAGGGTTGGAATAAGTCGATTATAAATATCTGTTACATCGGTGGCGTGGATAAATTAGGGAAGCCAATAGACAACAGAACGGATGCGCAGAAAAGACAACTGATGACACGACTAAAAGCATTAAAGACTATGTTTCCAAATGCAATAATTCAAGGGCATAAGGACTTTCCAAATGTGGCTAAAGCTTGTCCTTGTTTTGATGCAAAAGCAGAATATAAAAATATCTAAGGGAGCAGTCGCTCCTTTTCTTTTTTCTAATAACTTAAATGATTCACAATGAAGAACGCACCAAAATGGGATGAGATTTTTAAGATTGAAACCAAGAAAGATGGCGAGACATTAACTGCTTTCAGGATTCGAATTGCAAAGAAGTACAACACCA